GATTTTGGGTTTTTTAAAAATTTTCAAAAATGTGTACCAAAATTATTTTTTTGGCGGCGGCAAGACCTTTAATTTCTTGGTATTTCTTCAGTCTAAAGCTTGCAACGTTTATACCCGGTAATTCCCTGGCATTTCATAGTCGAATTACCAATACTTTGGACATTGACAGCTACATTCAATTCCGGAATTTAATTTCACACATTTTCCGGAACTCCCGGAATTTACGCGCCGCGCGCTTCCGGGAAATTACGGAAGCCTCACAAGGTAGTATCAAATCAATTCAATGGGCGCGCAAGAACGGGTGTCCCTGGGATGCATGGACATTCACTTATGCTTTCTCAAATGTTCCTTTAACTTCTCCAACTCTTGTTGTTTAATCTTGCGCCCCTTAAAGTAGTGTTTTCTTACAGACTTAGGAATCTTTCTCTTAAATCCACTAGCTCTGCATGTCTGACAGGCAGTCCCCACCCCATCTACATATTTGTCAGAGCGCTCCATTTGCGCCACAGGAACCCAGTGCTTTTTTTCGGCGCATCTGCGCTCCTCACCGTGTCTCTGAAATCGTATAACCCTCGAAGACACCTGAATTAATCCAGGCCTTTTAGGAACATAAGTAGCCCGGAAACATACAGTACAAATGTTATCTACGTTGTCGATAAATTGGTTACTAAAACGCATACGTTTCTTAGGCAACCACTTAGAACACGTAACGCAAAAGTGTAAACCCTGATCCGTTACTAAGCCTTCCTCATGCGGAAATTTACGTTTACGTTTGTGACATGTCCTACACATCTTTTCATCTCCTAACTGACAGCACATTTCAGGATGTTGATAAAAGATAGCAGGCATGATTTTGTTTATTTCAAGAAAGTATTGATTGGTTTCAGACAGACACAAAGTCAGACGAGGCGCTGGAAGAACTGGAAACGGATTCAGGCGCGCGCAAGATATTTCCTTCAGCGTTAAGGCAGTTTCAAAGATATTGCCAAATCACTAAGCCCGGAAAGCCATGTTTTTTGAACAAGGTCACATGTATCATAAATCTTATGCGCCAAAGATTTGCAATCACCATCATCACCATCAACTAGTTCCAAGAAAACTTGGTTTTTGCTCCCCTTTGTTAAGACAACACCACGTAGTTCATGTTTCCCAAACACCGCAAATGTCCTTTTTGGGGCTGGCAGGTTTTTCCGCTTGTTCATGCATCCGATACCCATTAAAACCCCAAAAATAATGTCACGCAAGGACTTCATGTGGCTTATGTGCTTGGGGATGGAACGAGCCACGAGTTCAGTGAACGGTTTGATGAAGATCAAGATGTCAGCTTGCGCCTTCTTTTTGAAATGTAATTGAAGCTCCACGGGGGCCAAATAGGTTGATGGAACATTAACCTTCACATCATGCGGATTTCGGTAGTCCAAAAAAGACATGAACTTGCGCACAGTCTGGACTCCTGCAGATTCAACAAACCCAGATGTCACAAAATCCTTCCGATCTTTCATGGCATTCCGCAAATCGACCGAGTTTAATCTCAGTCACTTTCGCTTTTTTGTCGCTCGAGTGGTTGTCGTTCTGGGTCAGATAACGCTTCATGGTCCCGCGAAATTTATGGTTTCTAGTAAAGGTACTATACTAATAAGGGTTCTAGACTAAAAAATGAAATATCAGGAAATTTGTGAAATATGATGTTTATTAGTTTGACACGTTTTGTAGTTCAGCATGTTTTCTAGTTTAGCTAAAATCAATTGCTATAAAGCGTCAACTATTTACCGGTTCAAACACGTGTTCGTGTCAGTTTCGGTAAATAGTTGGACTGTCCCTCAAGCTTTCGCCCATACCTTTGCAGTCTCTGCGCCGATCCCGTCGAGAGGGATTCGACTACGGGTTGCCTGTTGAGGTTTCCCGTAACGAGGTATGTAGCCGTCAGTAGTAGCAAGACGACTAGCCTTAGTAGTAAGACTTTTTGAGGCGCGTTAATTTCACCTCCCAACAACTTATCTGTTGCCAGATAAGCCGGATCGTACCTTGAGGGGAAGAACCCCCAGTGAGTTGCCGATCTCTGAAAGGCCAGCGTCGAGAGCTGGTCCTCTGCTGATTGTCCCAAACTTAGACCCGATGTTACTATGCTGCTTCGGTTGCCCGAAACAGGGAGTTGGGTAAGTGTAAAGGGAGTTCCCAGCATCCACTCACTTTGCGCTTTCGCACTAGCCACACATTGGTGACTTTTTAGGGCATGGGATCCACAAGGTCGTTTAATATTTTCATGTTTGAACTTATGAATATTAAAGGACCAAGCAGAAAAGCTACCCTGTTTAAATCTGAGAATATTGAAGGAGCGAGCAAAGACGTAGACCGCGACTTCTTCGGAAGCGAGCTCATCTTGCAAGACAAGTCCGAGTTCGATGTTATCGATTCTGGACATATTGAGGGTGCCTGAAGGTTGGCAGCTCTCGGGGTGCAGGGCAAACGAATACGAATAGATAAAGCCCTTGGGGATATTGGTGTGATGTTGCCACGGTTGGGAAAGTCGGTAGTAAGGTCCTTCGCGGTCGGTACGTTGCAAGTTGTTCAGGCGCAAGCAGACACGCACGACAGGATCGCGGTTCTGGTAGCCCGAGAAGTTAAAGGTGTTGTTGGCCGCGGCTTGGCACTTACGTTGGACTGCCCACAGGAGCTCCAAAGTGGGGTGATTAAAGTTGAGCTGTGCTTGCACTCGGCTGCCCTTGGAAGTAGTAGAGAACTGCTGCACTTGCGTAATAAGCTGTTGGAAGGAACCCACGGCGAATCGATCACGTTCCTGCATATCAAGGTAAATATAAGTGGTATCAAGAATAGCATTCAAGTCCTGGTTGTTGACAGGTTGGCCGTCAGAGCATCGGATGACATTGACATCACAGTCAGACACTTGAATCATGCGCTCAAGAGGGGCGAAGCACACGTGGACCTGCACAGAGTGAAACTGGAGAGACACAAGAGGAAGGGCATTGCCAGAGTACCGGGTAAAGTAGAAAGGCAGGGGCACGTAGAGACGTCGGCTGTAAGAAGAATCCTCGACCAAAGAAGCCAAAGTGAAGCGCTTACCAATCATCTCTTCCAGGCGCTTACCGGGTTGACCGCTGAGCTCCTCCCACATGTGCATGTAGTAAGAGAACACGGTATCGATGATCTGACCACCAATGGAAAAGGAAGCCCGAGCGATCGCAGCAAAACCAATCTCATTCACCCAGTGGGCGTAAGGTCGGGCCAAACCAGTGCAGTCATCGATGTCCAAGCTGTCTTCCACCTCGAGTTCGAGGACTTCAGTGGAGCAACCAGGCACGCACTCGCCTTGGGCAGGAGGATCACCACAAGGATTGCACGGGTTGGCACAAGGAAAGCGACAACCAGTGAAGGAAGTGCTACCAGAAGGCAAGGCCTGGGCGGTAATGGCGGGAATATCCAACAGCACGTACATCCAGTAGATAAGATCACCAGTTCGGTTCAAAGTAGCCGAAACCTCAGTACCCCACGCGGGTTGACCAGTAAAAGTTTGCAAGATGGATTCCATAGCAAAGTTAGTGCACTTGTTGATCTGCAGGCGCCAGTAGGTCACCTTAGGATCCGCAGTCAAGTGAACATCAGCGGCACCTTGAGCAATAAGTTCGGCCAGAACACCACCGGTAGTAGCACCAGTTCGCACGCAAGAGTTATTCATACCAAAAGAAGAAGTCATGTTTTTTGGAGGGGCTTTATTTTTCAGCACACAAAAAAATTTTCGCAATCTCGCGCATCGAGATTTTTTTTCGCATCAAATGCTTAATTCATCAGGGCTTCAAGTTGAGCTTCAAGTTGAGCTTCAAGTTGCATCTTCCGAAACATATTAGGTTGTGTTTTCGGCAAACACCCGCGTTGACCCGCGTCCCAACATGGTGTGTCAGGATCGTTGCAAATGTCAGAAATGTTTGATTGTTTTGGGCACTCACCAGCTAATTCTTTGCGAATATCCTGGATTTCGCGGAATTTTTCATGGGTTTGTTTCTTTCTCCATAAAGCTTGTACTTTAGTAATGTCTTTAGCACGCTGGGTAGCCTTGGTGGCCTTGGCAGCCTTCTTACGTTGTTGCATATACCATGCCGTTCCAGCCGCCGCAAGAAGACCCACACTCGCAGCCGCATATGCCAAAGCCTTCTTATTGCGCATAATCTTACGCGCCAGGGTTTCCTTGGTATCTGTGGAGCTAACGGGGGCACCAGCGGCGCGAAGAGCCTTTTGCAACTGAGGCTTCTTTAGACGCATCAAGTGCTTGTTGGTCACCTTGGTGGTTACCCGCCTGCGGCCCCTTGTGGACTTGGTCTTGTACCTTCGGGGGCTTCGCGACTTGCGGCGGCTCTTAGACCGCCTTGGACTTCGGTACTTCCTAGGACTTCGCGACTTGCGAGGGCGCCCTGGGCTCCTTGACCTCTTGGAAAGGCTTCGAGTCTTACGCTTTTTCTTGGACGGGCTTCGACTTCGAGATCTTGGACGTGTTGGCATTTATTTTGGAAAAACATTTTTAATTACTTAATGAACTCTTCACCTCAGGTGTTTTCTGACCATCACCAGCCATGAATGTCCTCGGCAAATCTTGTTCCCACCATTTCCTCATGGCATCTCGTTTCCAGTAACCCACACCAGCTGCAGTTGCAACTGTACCTACCAAAAGAGTAGCAATACCCAAAGCCTTCTTATTGCGCATAATCTTGCGAGTCAGGGTGTCCTTGGAGTCTGCCTCACTCACGGGAGCACCGGCTGCGCGAAGCACTCGTCGCATTTGACTCTTCGTGAGCTTATTGACTTGCCTGGAAGAGACTCGAGCGCGGGAGGAGCTTCGGGACCTGCTGTGCTTACGCGGGCTCCTGGGACGGCTGGAGCGGCTAGAACGCCGCTTGGTCTTGTAGGTACGGTGCTTACGCGGGCTCCTGGATCGGCTGGAGCGGCGCTTAGCAGTCTTGTACCTCCGGGGGCTTCGTGACTTGCGCTTGGAAGGACTGCGAGGTCGCTTGCGCTTGGAAGGGCTTCGGACTCGCTTGCGCTTGGGGGACTTGGATCGTGATCTGGGCATAATCTTGTTTTTTTTGCTTTTTAAGGAAACAAAAAAATGGTGCACTTACGATTTGTCAATAAGGATGGGTTATTTCTTTACAGTGGAAATCAGATTGTCGAAATTAAGGCAGATGCTCACCATTCATACGTCAGTGAATTCCAAGCTTTTTACGACATCCTCGATCTGACGTATTTCTTGAACCCAATGTCTAGTGGTAAAGTACTTTGGGATAATCGTCAGGCCAAAGAAGGTGGCCTTAAGATGGTGTTCCTGCACACTCGCGAAGGTTGGCGGGAGCGTCTCAATTGGTTCTTAAAATACACCACCGTTGTGAACCCAGACACCAAAAAGGAGCTAACGCACCTAAGGGACCTAGAATTTGAAGATGTGGACAGTGAAGACTCCGATGGTCAAGAAGCCATCAAGAAGAATAAGAGACAGATCGTTCTCCAATGGTTAGAGCAGATTGGTAAAGTTGGATCCGTTGCCGCTGCGCCTGTTGTTACTCACTATTTCCTCAAGTACATTAACGACCCTCGCATGGATGAAATGTTTAATCAAGTAGAATGGGTGGGTAAAATTGCACAACCTTCAATCCAAGTTCGCTTAGACGAAGTCGAAGATGAAGCGCGCCGTCTCAGGCAGGAGCAATTAGCCAAACGGCTATAATAATCCCCAGCGCCACCAAAAGCAAGATAGTTACCGTGAATACGACCCATTTAATCCAGGTTGGGCGCTGTGACGCCTGCCCTTGCAATGACTGGGTACCTTCGGATTTCCAGTTGGCTTTGACCTCATTCCAGGTAACATCTCCTGCTTTATGATAGCGGATAAGAGGTTCTGGTTTCGCCAAGTCAGGTAGGAGCTGGTACCACCAACGGTAGTAACCCGTAAGTGGGTCCAATCCACCTCCTTGACTATCGGGGCTTTCGTAAAGCTCTCTAAAATCTTGATCCCTCGGCATTGGATCGTGTAATCCTTGAAAAAAGTCAGGAAGCCCCACCACAGCATTGGACTCGATGCCACAGTTATCTTCTCCCCGCACCATCTTAAAGTACCCATCCCTTCCCCAATCTTGCCCAAACGAGTTGGCGACCCACCAGTACTTGCCTTCTTCCTTGGATTCTCCATACCCCACTAAAACCACAGCGTGTCCACCAAGAACGTCGCCTTGTTCTGTGCTCTTGTAGACTTGGCTGCGTGGTGAAAAGGTGTAGAAATCTCTGTAAATGCGGAAGGAAGTAGTCACAGGACCTCTGTAGTACAGCTCAAGTTCTAGTACGTCAGGATCAACTTGGTAGTAACCCCGAGCCCTATAAAGCTTAGCTGGGGTTCCATCGAGACATTTATCACCGTACTGTCCAGCATACCTGGCACACAGAGGGGTATCAGTAATCTCGGTGGAGAGTTCCTGAACGGTGGGACCACCCAGGCGCGATCGAAGGGCGTCAGGAAAGCAACGTTTTGTGGGCACCCCCGACACGTACAGGTAACGCCAGGCATCCGCTAAAGTGTTTCCGTGGCAAACAAACTGACCAGTATACATTTCTTGCAGGCTTTCAATGTACTCCAAGGTTTGCACGTCTGGTTCGATCTCGTACTCGCGCTCTCCAAAAGCGCAAAGCAGCATTTTAGCCGCGCTGAGATCTACAAAGAACCAACCGGTGCTAAGAATGTTAAAGCGACATGCAAGCCCCCAACTGGTCGAGAATGCCCAACATGCACCACACAACGTGCCTTGATTTGGCACAGGGGGTAAGAGCTTCCCCCATTGCTCGCGCCCGTCAAAGGTTTCGGGAGCTGTTGCGCCTGTAGGGAAAGTGGGTTGTAAGGGGAGTTCCTCGAACTGTTCATCGGCGCGATCTGAGCTGGACCTAGTTTCTGTAAGTAGTCGTACGTCAGTCATTTTTAGACAAATAAAAACAAAAAACAAAGAAATGGAGCGACTTCATCGTCGAGATGCCTACTATGTAGTGAACTTACCATTTGCGACTAAAATGGAAAAATTCAAGGAGGCTTTATCCCTATCGACGGGCTATAATGATCGATTGTACTTTGAAATTCAAGAATGGGTGGAGGATATGATGCCTCTAGGTGACCGCAAACTACCACCTCTCTTGACCTTAAGTGAATATGTGAAGGACACGCGCCCTTCACCCGTGGTTCAACACACCATTGGTGCCTTGAGGCCCCAACTCCTCCTTGATGTGCCTCATGCGTCATCCACTCCTAGACTAAACAGAAATGTGTACGTAGCTTTAGACGGGCCTGGGGGTTACGTCATTAGTCCCTCTGTGGCTTACCCTAACCTCTTTGTGGGTACGAAAGAGTCAAGACCAGGTTGGGATTTTGTGTGGCATTTGCGAGTTTATGATGAAGAACCCCAAGGTGGTGTTTCTGTGTGGAGTAAGCTTATGCTTGACAATAAGAGATGGCGCGCAATAATTTTTCTGGACACCGGCAAGATCATCAATCGATTCAAGACAGCCCATGATGTTAAAGACACTCGTCCAGCCACAAAGACCAGAGAATTGCGGCGTCTTGGTTTAAGTTTGTCGCAACACAAGCTACCGTTACCTAAATTTCTAGCTCTTATCCCTGAAGAACAAGACATGATTAATACTTTAGTTACCCAGAATCCCGAACAAGTCTACGTATCTCCTAAAGTTCAAGAAAGCCTGTGCTTACCTTCAGATGTTGTCCTGACTCTCCCTCAACCTTTGGCTGTTCAATCTGAAAATATACTAGCCGAACGTTATGACAAAATGGTGGGTAAAACCTTAATGTACATGGATGTTGAAGATCTCCGGGGAAATCCACAAGGTTATTTGTATGCAGATCAAGATGTGAAAGGCAAGGTAGTAAAAGAAAGCTCTATAATTCCTGGCAAAGCTTTATTGGGTTATGTGGGCGAACCACCGGCGGACTTACCGCCCCTGCGGATGCGCCTTGAAAAAAAGGGGGATTACCTGTATATTTACAAACGTTGTACCGGAACGTTTCCTGTTCAATTTAGCCGCTATGATTATCGTGACCTTCACAAACAGGGCGTGAGTTTACGGATGTACCTCGTGTCAGATGAGGCCGTTGGACGGGTGGTTCTGTAGAGATCTTGCGAACATGGCGCGGGCGGCGCGGGCGGTGCTGTTTCCTTGGGGGCCTCCCGGGCATCCCTGGCATCCCTTGCATCCCTTGAAACATTTGCGCCATATCCATCATCATTTTTTGCGTTAACTGAGGGTCAGTTTGAGTGATGAGATCTCGGGTGATTGTTTCGAGCGTGAGATCTTCTGGATTAATCTTCTTCTCTTCGAGCTTTTTGCCGTAACTTTCAGCAACTTTGGTAACATTTTGGAGCAATGATGGTGGAAGCATGTTTTGCATGGCTTGCAGCATGGGTGGAACATCTCCTTCCATGATTGGAGGAGGTGCGATCTCAGGCGCAGCTTGGGTTGGAGTGTTAGTCTTGGTTTCGGAACCCGTGGACCACACCTTGGACCACATAGTTAACTTTTGGATATAACTCCAGAGGTAGCCTTTGGATGTGGGAGAAAAGGCCTGGCCCCACCATAGTTTGGGTAATTCCAGGGCCACCAGAGGCGGTAGATCTAGTGTAAAAATCATGGGGTCCTTCTGAGCCACTTTACTTTCGTGGGCGCGGAAAGTGTTCCACCAAAGGTTCATATACTGACCTCGGACCTTACGATCCATAGAAGACCATTGTTCGCGATGTTGGACTAACACGGGACAATTTGAACCATGGTTATCGTGCAAGGTTTTCACTAAGGAATCGTAGACTGCGCAGAATTGTTGGAGAGCCTGTTGTTGATCCATGCTCAACTGCATCGCTTGCGCCTCTTTACCCTTGGGAAAACTAAAACGAGTGCCCATGAAGGAAAAATGGAACACATACAAATAAACCATAAAACATGAGTTGCTTTTGGCCACCTGCATCATCTGCTGAGTATTTGGAACTTGTTGGTCTTGGATATATCGACGCAAACATGCGTGTTTCGGGCGAACGACAGTCCAAAGTAAACTTACAAATTAATTATGGACAGGGTACGTTAACATTTTATAACGATGGGAGTAGCGGTTGCCTTCCAGGTAATTGGGTTGCAGTCTGGGACACTCGGGGATCCTATACGCTACAACTTGTGGACCATATACAACCCGAAGATTTAGCTGTGTTTCGGTTCCAGGTAACCCCAGATGGTAAAGGCTTTATTGTGTATGTGGAAGTGGGCCAGAATCAGTACTACTTGAGCCGTCTGGATGGTGGTAACGTCGGTTTTCGCTCGGACGCCAGCGGAGAACTGCGGATCTGGGCGCCCTCGGAACCCACGGAAGAACAAGGTTACGAATTTGCCAAAGAACCGGTCTATCTTTGCGTATTTGGAGACAACGGAGAAGGACTTGGTACAAGAGGTGATTTAGACAATCGAATCGTTTTGGGACAATATGTAGACGATGATACGAATCTTGTGTCTTTTTTTGGAACTGGCAACGTCATTTTGGCCGCGCGTAAAGAGGGGGATGGTACATATCGTCTAAAAGCGCGAAATCTACTACTACCCGGTGATGTCACGCAATTTGAGCTTGACCATGACAAACTTCAGATACCAGGTGAAGCCGCATATGTTCTGGTTCGTCAAGATGGTCCTGATTGTCAAGAACTTTTATTCACAACTGACCCTGGTGCTGCGGGCTTTACAGAAGGCCTGTTCACCAAGTATCCTCCAGATAAGGATGGAAGTGGTGGTCTCAGTGGTGGTGAAATTGCTGGTATTGTGATTGGAATTGTTGTTTTCCTCATTCTTGTTGGTGGAGCAATCTATGTGTGGAAACACAAGGATCAAGTTCAAGTTAGCACATGGAGTTTTCAGGACCCAGCTGGGGTTAAGTCTATGGATATTCAACCATTTTAAATCAATTACAAACGTTCAATCTCGTACGTACAATAAATGTCTTCGTAACTTGTGCAAAGTTCTTGAAAATAGGAATGACCCAGTATTTCTTCGAGGGTTACATGCCTAACTTCAATTAAGTTTAGTTTTTGGGTTTCGGCCCTGCTTAGATTCTTAGTGCGACATTTGTATTCTTCTGGTAAGGCAAAAGCCAGGAATTCCTTAAGCTCCGGGTCTTCAAGGTTGCACTGCTGGACCATGTAATCAACGGAATCTACCAGTTTGTGGACATCATAGTAAGGATTAACTTTCCTTGGTGCCGTTGCCACATCGCGTAAAGAAGCTGCGTCTTCTTCATTGATGGAGGAAAAGTACATATCCCAGAGGAGAATGCGATATGGGCATCTCTCTAAGTCATGATAAAAAGTTTGTCCCAAGGTTTCGTAGGCGGTACAGTAAGGTAACGGAGCCAATTGTTGCAAGAGCACATTGCCAATATGCAGGTCGTTGTGTCGAAAGCTGGTAAAGTTCGCCGCAAGTAGCTTCAGCGTGAAAAAGGTTTGGAATAGAAGAACTTTACAAACGTAAGGGGTTAACTGCTTTCTATGAGTGTGAGCAAACTCCCATAGTGATGCTAGTGCGCTTTCTGACATCAAGACTTGGTAAGTACCATCTGGGAGCTCTTCCTCCCTCACCAAACTCCGCGCGATCTCGGCAGGTACTAGGCTTCGCCCCAGGGGCAAGGTAAAATGGGGGCTAATCCTGCGCTGCACGAATTCGGCGAATATTCTGAGGTACCTGGCTTCAATATTGTGTCTTTGAGCGCGGCCTTTAATCTTGTAGATTTTGATCACTGGGCCGTTTTGCCCCCGACATCGGTACACCCAAGTGTGAGTATCCTTATTTTCATAGATCTTTTTCGGTCGATGGGTAAATTGAGGTTCCTTGCCCTCGAATTTAAAATCTAAATAAATGGATTTTTGATCAAATTCGAGTGAGCACGTAAACCAAGGTTGGTCCCTGGCTTCTTGAATCTGACGTAAACGATGGTTCTCTGACTTGAAGGCACGTCTCAGTTGCGTTGCCATTTGATGATAAGGATTACACAAATTACGAGGATCGCCCAAAAGACGAAGAAGAGAAACGAAGCCACTAAGACCCCACCTGTCGGTGGACCCACAAGGTAGTAAGGAATCAACCCCGCGGCATCTTGAAAACCAAGTTGTACTAGCATTCTCCTCACAACCTTGGCTTCATCCACGAAATATTGAGCCCCAATAACACCAAGTCCCTCTTCAGATCCCTTGACCCTGGCTCCGCAATTAAAGAATTCTTGTGAGAAAAGGTCAAAGTTGAAGGCTTCTTGCAAGGGCTCGAAAATATAATGGTTTCCGTCTGAAGTGTGAACTTCGTAAGAGGCTGGATATACCGTCCCGGTTTGCTCAGATTCGGCAAAGCTTAAGATGGTGAGGGTTCCTTTAAGAGATTCAGTGGTCTCCCCTACTCTTTGAACGTGTACACTAAATGGACCTGAACCACACGCATTCTCTAACAACCCCCTCAGTTCATAGCCCGCATCCATTTGCCCCACAAACCAAATTAAAGGTTCGTGCCGTCTCTTTGGTGCCCCTGCATACTTGAGATTAGCAGCTGCTCTAGAGAAAATGTTTCGAGGGTACGTGGTGGGTATGGACAAAATACGGGTCAAGAAAGCGCGCCCTTCACTGACATTCGCTGCAAAACTGGGGGTCCTTACTTGTCCACTTAGTACTTGCAGGTTATTAAAGGTGAAGCTGGTGGGTGTGGACCATTTGTAATCCTCAAACTTGGGCATGACTTGCATGCGAACCTGTACATCCCGACTTTCATCGCGGCACCAAACTTGCATTGGAAAGATTTGAGTATCACTCAAGCTCTTAAAGCCAAAGTTATCCCCAAACCCTACATAGAATGGGTTCGTCGATAAGGTTGACATTTCCCAGGCACCATCAACAAAAATGGAACGTTGGGTCACGTCGTCTCCACGGGCCACAAAATACTGCACAATGTATAAACTATTTTCGGAACCACCCCCACTCTTCCAAAACTCTGGTGGTACCAATGATCGCCGCACAAAACTCATAATAAAAGTAACTACCTCATCTTCCAACCCAACCAATTCTAAATTGCAGGCAAATCTATAACGTTCTACTTGAACCTTAAAATCCCATCCAAGCCTGAGGTGCCTCGTTGGATGATCCAAGAAACCCAGCTGTCCTCTTTCCCCCACTAAATATGGTATCATGGCCGCCTGTCGTGGACTCAGTGGTTGTCGGCACCGCTCCACCAACAGGTCAATAGCTCTTGAATTTGGTGAAAGCAACCATATGTACTTGTGGTTCACGAAAAAAAGATATTCGCTCATGGCTTCCCCCCTATCCCGTTCCTCTACAAACTCTCTGGCTGTGGCATATGGTAGTCGGTCAACGGTGGTGCACAGGTTAGGATTGTAAGGAGCAAAAAGAGCTATCGCATCTTGGTATGATCTTTCAGATGTAAAATTACGATCAATGAGATTACAAACTTGTGACATCTTTATTTAACGACTCTGATTTGTTAATATTGGAAAAACCTAGAATGTCAAATACTCCCAGTACTGAACGAGGGCAAATCAAACCCAAGCCCTCTCTTTGACAGAAAGGGCGCTGCAGTTAGAAACACGGGACTAAATTCCTCAGAAGGATGTTCCTTATTGTTGCTTTGGCATTCAGTGAAAATAAAAATTGTGAAGACAAAAAATGTGAAAAAGAAGACTGTGTGAAATTGGAACATTTATTCGAATATCCGGAATTTCCCGGAAGCGCGCGACGCGTAAATTACGGGCGGTTCCGTAAAATTCATTGAACAACTCTGTAATATATTTGGGGCTCGAGTCCACCTCCCATTTTGGTGACACTCTTGATAACTTGTCCGGGGACCCAACCAAAAAACTTGCAGACTGGATCATTTTTGAGTATTATAGGCATCTTAGCCTTCTGAACGTGCTTGAAATCTTGAAAGAACTGGGTAGTTTCTTCGGGCGTCAGGGCGCGTTGGAACGGCACAAGGTCATGATGAATATAGCACTTTTGCAATTCTCGCATTAACATGATATTCTGCACTGCGCAAATCACAGCGAGCTCTTGCTTGGCCTTGGGTGTCAGACCTTTATGGCAAACCAGGAGAAGGTGAACAAACTTATAGCTGGATTGGACATTTTTCAAAAAACGAGCCACATCCACACCAATTTTTTTCGAGCAGTGATCAACCCAGATCAGGGTGTGCCAGGGGCCATCGGGTGTCAAGTTCGAGAACACCTTTAGGTCAGTGGTCGGTAAATGCCCAGTATCAAACCAAATTAACTTCTGGTCCAAGGCATCTTTAAAATAACCATCCAACTCCTGCGTAAACCCTCGATACTTGATCAATTGGTGTAACACGCGTTCCAATGATTGGGTACGATTCTGTATAGGTTCTTTGGTCCCCTTGTGAATATAGGATTTGAAGGCTTGTATGGAGTATGCGAATATACGCGATGAACTCACCGATGGCACCATATTTGGCCCTTGCGGCTCCTGGTCGTCGTCAGCCTCTTCCTCTTCTTCATCTTCGTCTTCTTCTTCGTCGTCGTCCTGAGCTTCTTCTTCCTCTTCTTCATCTGGGTCTATATGCGTGACTTCGTCTATATTATCGATATCACTATTTTCGTCCATTTTTTAAAAGGATGAACCGAAAGATTGTGGAATTAACAGACAACAATTTAGCCAAACTTGCCGAAGATAAACGGAATATTGTTTACCGATTTGGTGATCGTGACCGGCTTCCGGATGATGAAGTGGTTCCGGTTGAACAGGTCCGGGATAACATCCTTCAACTTTACAAAGAATATTGTCAAGAACGCATGCTTTACATTGATAGCAAGCGTGCCGTGACGCGCCCCAGATGGGAAGCCATCAAAAAGAAACTCTTGGCAAAACCAAAGTGGCAACGGTTTGATCACACTCACCCGCTCATCGTGGACCGCGTGTTGCACCCGGAGACTGGCCCAAAAGAAATTAAGGCGCTGATGTTTATGATATTTCTCAAAGAAAATGGCGGTGACCTAGAAACCCTGAAAGAGTACATCTTTCGTGAGTTTTCCATGACCAAAGAAGAGTACGATAAAAAGTTTGGCAATTCATAAAGATCTTCATAATGGGTTGTCACGAAAGCCGCATCCAAAACGAAAAACGCCAAATCCAAGGTTATGCTGAAGGGCTGGAAATAAAACTTAAAAAACAAGAGCTCATTATACAATCACTCAAAGGTAGGATTCAAGATCTTGAGCTTCAACTCAATGTGTACCAGGCCTTGGAGGAGAACTTGGATGTTTTGGCCAAGGAGGCACCTTCAAATCTGAACATGATAAATGCCAAGCGCCCATTTTGATACTGTCTTGAAATTCCTTTGCCTTGATATTTTCTTTTAGCCCATCAATGATGCCCTTATCCTGTAAATCCCTCTCGTCCTGAACAAAAAATCTAGCCACATCCACACAACCACATGATGCCAACAAAGTTTCGAACTTCTTAAAGTCTTTGATATCATTTCCTTGGCTAATGTCCCTCAAATCTTTGCCCATTTGTGTGTAGTATTGGCGCTCTCGCTTTTTAGGGCAAAGTGGGTAAAAGTTAATGTTCACTGGCAAAGGCTGAAGCTTATTTTGAAAATTACACACCATCCATCCAGCTAAAGTACAACTCAACTGCGAATCCAGACCAGGAAGATTAAAGAATTTGCATTGAAGAGGTGTCTGAACTTTTGGGATTTTGCGCATGGCTTCCCATAACATCTGGCAATTCGCCAACTTGTCTTTGTGCTCGTCCTTGAATTGACTTAAGAAAGCCATGTACTTATCCAGATATAATGACACGAGGTCACCACTGTATTTTGCCTGGCGTTCTTTGATCAGTTGAGCATGTAACATTTTGTGAGTATCGGCAGCCTTCCCTAAAATCTTAAGCCCTTTCACCTTACGCTCAATGGTTTCGCGTGTAACTCCAGGCAACAAATCCTGAAATAAGTAATAATCTAAGTTAGAAAAAACCCTAAGTGATCCAGATGTCATTAATAATTCCCGTGGCACAATGCTGCGCCATGTCTCCAAAAAGTTTACGGTCGGATCCCAATACTCCGACTTTTGAAAAGTAGTGTGAATATCCCAGGAATAAACAGTGGATTCACCTAACAACGGTGGTGGGCTTTTTGGGTCAATTGCCTTCACCAGCCCCTCAATCACCTTCGCATTCCATTCAACAACTTTAGGTTTTTTTCCACTCAAATTTTGCTTTAAATTTAACCTGAGCGTAACAAGGAATGTCTCCAATCTAGGGGGCATTTTACCCAACGTATTAGTCACTTTACCATCTGCTAGGCAAGCATCCACAGTTGCTGGTATTTTAATGTCGGGTTGAAGGAATTGCTGAAATCTTTTTTCGCGATCCCAAACAGCAACGAGTTGCGGGCACCCCTCTGCCTCCGAGCCTTCTTTGGCTTTTTTGATTTTCTGAGACCTCTTCTTTTTCTTGCGCCTTTTGCGCTTTTGAGGTCTCAGCTTGGCTATAATATTGTCAATCATCGCAAGACTTTTGCCCAACGAGCTGCTTGTTGAAGGACCGGATGCTCCCGGTGCCCCTGGTGGTCCTGGTGGAGGAGAGGCTACGGGGGCCTTCTCTGGTTCGGGTGCCTTCTCTGGTTTAGGGGCTTTTTGGGGTTCGGGGGCCATCTCTGGTTTAGGGGCTTTTTGGGGTTCGGGGGCCTTCTCTGGTTTAGGGGCTTTTTGGGGTTCGGGGGCCATCTCTGGTTTAGGGGCTTTTTGGGGTTCGGGGGCCTTCTCTGGTTT